GTATCAATCAATGATGCCATCTGTATTGCTTTTTTTTCTCAAAAATAACGAATTAAACCACAAAAAAATCAGAACGATTTTTGTATTTGGTATAAACCCCATATCGGATTGCATCCATTAGGTGATTATGCTTGTCGATTGGTTTATTTATAATTGTTCCATCCTTTAACTGCTCCCAAAAATAAAACTGAAATTCATTGTGCAAATTATGCGATTCAATTGAACAATAAACATTATGTTCCTTTATTAGACTAATACCTGCCTTGATTGATCCCTCACCTTTTATTGCAGGAATAGCCAAAATATCCATCTGCCTTAATTCCTCAATTGATTTTGGTTCCGCAGAATCACAATAAAAAATTCTGTCATTTAACTTTTTTTCTTTTATGAAATCAGCAATGTCACGATTGGTCATGCCTTTTTTGTACATGATTTCGTGGATGTACAATTTATCACCCACCTTTGCCAACTCTGCAATGGCCGTTGGATCGTGACTAAATCCAAAGTCAAGGCCGTAGAACACATCATCAAATTCAGGGAAATCCGCCTTTGGAATGAATTGCCAATTAGGAAATATTTGGCGATCACTAAACACGGCACGTTTCCCCTCTCCGTAAACTCTCCAATAATCCGGATCTTTGGCTTTCAATCTCTCGATTTCATTGACCAATTCGGCCGGCAAAAACTTATTATCCAAATAGGTTGTGATCCATGTGTCGCAATCATCACGTGTGATGACCTCATCATAAATCCAATGCACCGGATCGGATGGGTTGAAATCGCAAATCATCTCATCCGTTGTACGCATTAATAACTGCCTGAAATCCTCGTGATCTAATTCATTGACCTCATTGCAATAGCAGATATTGCGTTTACGGCCCCTGATCTTTTGTGGCTCATCAACTGATAAAAATTCCACAACGTGGTTGCCAAACGTGTACGTGTTTTCCGATTTGTTATGTTGGCCCACATACAGGATGCCCAAATTATCAAGAATTTCGAGAAAGTCACGTTGTACTGATCCCTTCAATGCCGGCAATGTTTTCCGCACAATTGAAATGACCAATGGTTTTTTGGATGATGTAAGTTTATAAATCAGATATTGACACAGGGCATAGGTTTTCCCCGAATTATGTGAAATAATATTGTCTGTTGTGGCTAAAAAATTGTGAAACTCATCAACCTCAATATCATATACATTTTCATGTATATTTTCAAAAATTACATCTTTTATTAAATTTGAATTTAAAGCAAATGCCTCCACGTTCGATTCCCCACAATATCTTTTATTAGGGAAATTGACACGTTGTATTTTTTTGCTAATTCTTGTTTCTGAACTATATATGGCTTGTATTCTTGACGGATTGCTAATACCTGACTTTCTGTTAATTTGGCCATTCCATTTTTCGATCCGTTGTTTAATGATTGTCGATTCTGATTCAACATATGATCCAAATTTTCCCTTCTTGTAACCCATTCCAAATTTGAAATGCGATTGTCGTCCCTGTTGTTGTTTATGTGATTGACTTCTAATTTGTTCAATGGATTTTGAATAAATGCCTGTGCCACTATTCTGTGCACTTTTATTGTACTTAATTTTCCATTGATTATAATCATAGTTCGATAATATCCGTTTGCATCTTTTGCCGGCTTCATAATTCGAACCTGATGTGAATTTTTGTAATTCATTGTGACGATTCGCCCTAAACTGCTTGCCTGATAACGGCCGTTTGTTTGCGGAATTTCTTTCCACAATTCGTTTGGCAATGTCAATTGCTTTAACATATCCGTTTTTTGTAAACCATTTGTGATCATATGTACACGTTATTTTTTGATTATTAATTAATACAAATGTAATACATTTATTACCAATATGTTCACCCGTGTATATAAACTTATTTATGATTTTACGTTCAACGATTTTGTCATCATCGCTTTTACAATACACCATTTGCCCAATTTCTATTTCAGAAATGGGGATGTATCCATCAATAGTATTGATCAAAGTATCACCTTTCAGGCAACGTGTTCCGCCCTGATGTACTTTGATCCTTTTATTGCTGTTTAATGTCTGATAAAACTGAATATTGCATTTCTGCCCTATTCGTTTTCGATTGTCGCCGGTGTCCATTCTATTACAGCAGATTCAATGCCGGTTTCGTGTACAACCTCCGTGCGTTCTACGTAGCCACGTTTCTTGCCTTTGGTCTTTAAATAAAATATTGTGGCCGTTGTGTTGCCATCTTTGATTTGTCTGTGCAACTGCGATTCGGCAAAATCCAATGTCATGTCGGCCAATGCCTCAACAGCCTCCCTGTATTCCGCATCCTTTTGCATCCACTCATAATGCACCGATCTAGGGATGTCCGTTGCCTTTGATGCTGTGGTCACAATGCCCAATGATTTCTCAAGGGCATCCAACATCCGTTTTTTATTCAACTTTGTCACACGTGGATTCACCGCCATATTCTATTTATTTGATTCGTAAATCTCGCCATTTTTCTTAATCACTAAACTAGAATCAAGTTTTAACATTCGATTAATAATTACTTGACAATATTTTGGATCGTATTCCATTAAATATGATTTAATATTTAATTGTTCTGCTGTCACCATTGTAACACCACTACCGCCAAATAAATCTGCAATAGTATTAATTTTATCCTTAGTTTTATCAATGCACCATTTTACTAATGAAACAGGTTTTTGTGTTGGATGTACACGATTTGTTTTTTCAGATGCTTGTGTGAATTGTCTTACAACCGATCGAATATTAGTCCACGCTAATTCGCAATCTGTTTGATCGCTTCCACCATTATTTTTGTCCCAAACTAACCAACATTCGCTGTCAGGCAAATTGCTGCTGTAATAATTTGCACCCCACCAAATATGATGTGATTTTGGAAATAAAGAAAATATCAAATTAAAGCTATCACGTGCAACATCGGTATTGTGATCACCTAAAATATCAGTTCCATATTTTTCTTTTAATACACCTGATTTGCTTACAGCATTCATCCCATATGGCGGATCGGTATGTATTAAATCAGGTTTAATTCCTATTAATAATTTATCTATATCATCAATATTTGTTGAATCACCACAAAGCAATCTATGATTTCCAATTTCAAATAAATCACCAATAACAATATCTGTTTCCAATCCGCCATCCGGTGCATCATAATCATCTTCATCTGCCGTTCCTGCATCAACAATGTCCATCACAGGCAAATCTAAACCCCAATCAATCAATTCATCTTGATCCCATTCATTTGCCAACATATCCCAATCCCATTCACCAAACCCTACGTTGTCGGTAATAATGAAACGTTTCTGCTGTTCGGGTGTCAATGCTGATGCCTTAATGATTGGAACACGATTTAATCCGGCTTCAATGCAAGCACGTAAACGCATATTCCCACCCAATACGATCATATTGTCATCGACAACAATTGGTCGTAATTGTAGCATCTCAGGGAAATCCTTAATGGATTGCACCAATTTTTTGAATTTGTCATCCTTAATCAATCGGGGATTGTTTGGATGTGGAATGACTAATTTGATATTTATTTCCTCAATCATTATGCTGTAAACAAACGGCCTTCGCAATCCGTGTTTTCGTTTATTTTATCGACCTGTTCCTGATTATTATCATAATGGATTCCAATGCCCAATCGTTTGATTGTTTCCCATTTGTCGGCTCCATTCGTAAAATAAATCCGTGTGTGTGGTATGCCTAATTCATCAGCAACCTCATAAACACCGGCCGACATTCTGCGTTGTCTTGCCGTTATGATGTACACCGTTTTGCCTTCTTCGATGAATCGTTTGGCCATTTCCTGACCTTTCTGCGTTGATAATGTATCATCAAAATCAAACGATATTTTATTTTTGTCCGCCATTTTTTTCCTCAAATATTAATTTAATCATTGCTAATATGAACACGCATTCAATGCCACCAACCCACCAAGCCATTGTCACCAAATGATTCTGATCCATTACCCTTTGAATTTAGAAAGTTCCCTATTGATATACCACAGGGCCTTTTCCAAGTCCTGTTTTTTATTGCCCTTATTGTCGGCCCTTAAAACGTATTTGATTGCGTTTCCTAAATTGAACCCCAAATTGAATGATTCAATCACATCAATTGCCTCGATGCCTCCATCAGATTGATAATGTTGCGGATGATCCACCATTTCACGGCTCTCATTTCTCATATTGTATTGATTAGGTAATATTTGTGCTTTTGATCCGGCAGTTATTCATCACCCAACTGCGATTCAAAATTAATTAATCTTTCCATAGGTTTGACATTGGTTTTTCCCAAGTATCAATCCCATAAGATTTTAAAAGAATATTAATCTGTGTATTCAATGAATCTTTCTTTGTCTGATCCATTTGATCCATTTCCATTCCTAGCATAAAAAATGACTCCATAGCTGTGCACGCATTTTGGAACGTATCCAATGCATCTGGTAATTCAGGATCATCATTTCTGTTTGGTGGGAATAATACGGCCATTGTTTTTTCCAGCTCCCTGACCATTTGTTTTGTGACCATTTTCACGGCCTGTTTGTTTGCAGGATGGCCGTGCCACGATCCATCAATGAAATCCAACATATTTTGGCACAATGCAAAAAATGTCAATAATCTGATTTTGTCTTTTGTCGTTTTCATAGGTTTTGAATATCTAATAAATCTTTTGGGAATTTGTATGG